CCTGTTCATAAACCTTTGCCCCAATCTGAAGCTGCGACTAAGTTTTTAGATAAAGCTCTTAAATTGATGTATCACCACTTAGATACCGAGAAGTATTTCGGGAAGTTCAAAATACCCGTAAGCTTCGATAGGATAGAAAATATATCTCTTGGAACTTCAGCAGGATTGAACAAAGCTGGACATCGCGAAAGAAGGGAAATAATAGAGAGGGGAGTCCGGAGTGTTTTGATTGTTGATGCGTCAGCTAAAAAATTGGAGATGCTTGAGAATGACATAAATTTTACTATTAATTGGATGTTAGATCCGGATGCTCCAGACCCAATGGTGATGTGGAAGGTGGTTGAAAAAGATGAAAATTTCTATTCCCTAGAATATTATACTCCTGAAGAGTGGCACAATCGGATGATGAAACTTCGTCTATACCTCATTCCTTCGTCAAATTTTATACTCGCGGAGAGGTTGGTCTCAGTTGACCGGATGAAGCTGGAGCATGGAAAATTCATTCAGGTTGAACACAAACATCCCCATGGGGGAATGGATCGCCTAGCACGATGCTTAAAGGTGACGAGTCTTAATGAATGGAAAAAGATTCTAGTTGAGGGTGATATAAAGAATATGGATCAATCAACCAATGAGTGGCTAATTAATTTATTTTATAGCTATGGATTGATATATGACGATCCTAATGGACCTGATTATGACGTTCGGAAGAGAATAATAAAGATGTTGATACGTCAAATCAGTATTAGATTCACCCACTTATTTGGGCCGACGTGGGCAGCGGTCACTGGAGGTGTGCCAAGTGGAATATTTAACACGAGCCATATGGACTCGTGGATTGTAACTCTCTACTTGATGCTATTTGTAACATTCCAGATGATGACTGCAGACCCTAAAGACTTTGATAAACTTGAGGAAGCTGCTCTTTATTTATTTGCAGCAATAGTCTATGGGGACGACCATGTCTATAATAAAACAGAAGATGAATTATGTCAATCTTATTTCTCAGGTGTAGCATTCTCTAACTTTATGAAGACTTATTTTGATGTTGATATTAGAGATATGAGAGATGGAGTTAGTTTTCTTTCTTCCTCTCGTAATGGGAAGCTTGTAGTGAGGGGTATGACCTTCCTCAAGCATCAGGCGGTCCTCAATCCACATAAAATAAGCTTAACAGATGCGCAGCCTCGTTACTTACCGTTTAGAGAATCGTTTGAATATTTCATCAGAATTGCGTGGGGGAAACATAACAAAGTTCGAACATTATTTGACGTGATATTGTCTTGCATAGGGCATGCCTATGGAACCTATGCTTCAAATCACGATGCATATGTTGGGATCCACGCAATTTATAAGAATGCTATGGATATGTTGGGAGTCCCTGAATGCCAAATATTGTCCCAAGTAGTTGCGGACTTGCCTGAAGACGATTTTAAAGATTTGCGCCGTAAAGGAATTTCACGGGAAGAATTACTGAATGGCTTTCCTGCGTGGGAGACGCTGATACGAAAAAATGAACTGAATGAACCATACCACTCAATTGGAGGAGACTGTTTCAAGACGGATTTTGAGGGAGAATGGTGAGTCTTATCATTCTAAGTCAAAGAACCACCAAATGACTTTAAGCGTGGAAGAGAAAAAAAAAA